GCCTATCTAGTTGCTGTCGAGATTCAGGTTGACGTGGCAAGTTTAGGGGGGAGAGTAGCCGAGAATGCTCAGATAGAGGTCAGCTTATCAATTGGGGAACGGGTTGGCTACTATTCGGGTGTAGCTGCAATCATTGGCAATTTAATTAGTGCGGGGTTGGATCTACGTCGAATTGTCCCTGACACGGGTTTAAGCGCGATCGCCTTATCGGGATCGGGAATTGTCAATGGGCGATCATTTATTGGAGCAGGAGAGCGTGGGGTATTTGGTTTAGTTGCCAACACTGCCAATCAGATCGTTGCCATTAACGGGAATGGGACTTGTTTAGCAGTTTCGGGGTTAGGAACAGGTCAAGTATTGAGGGCTAAAGTCGGGACATTAAATGGTTGTGGAAAAGCAATTGTGGCAGGGAGTGTAACGTTAAGCCCTTCAAAACAATTAGAGATTAAACTAACGCATCCCACAAATATCAGATCCGACTATCTTGATGTTATTGCAGGAAATTCAAAAGGGAATTTCAATGCAACAGATATATGGATCTGGATAGGGGGAAATAAGTTTAGCACTCCAGTGCAGCTAGGCGAAGCAACTCAAACTATTGTCTTAACTGGATCAGGAGGAGGGGCAACTACTGTTCCTGATTCGGAACTGGGATTGTACAGCCCTGTAATTAACTCTGTAGCTGCCGTCAATGGGGCTTCAGGCTTCGCTAGTGGGAATTATTTGATCACAGTCGCATATTACTACACAAACACTGTGACAGCCATTTCTCACCAAGGGATTTTAGAGATGGATTCTGATATTTTGAGTTTTATTGAAAACTCGGCTAAAAAATATGCCTTAGTCTTGGGATAATTTTAAAAATTATGCTTTTAGTCCTAGGGTGAATTTTCTTAAATTAAAAATGCAATCAATAAAAGAGGGGTTAAAATTAATTATAAATCCTTCTATTTTTGAAAGATGCCTGATATTAGTACACAGCAAACGGAGGCGGCTGCTTTAATTAAAGAGCAAATAGAAGCCCTGGAGAACCCGGCACAGACACTTCCCTACTGGGAGATTTATCGTGCTATCTCAAACGACGGGGGATCTGCGGAAGCAACACTTGGTGCGATCAACGCCAAACTTCCATCTTTATCAAGTGGTAGAGTCCCAGTCTCTTTACCAACAATAACCGCCGAGTTAGATTGTAGATTACTAACAACAAATACAACAATTGCAACTGGTAGTTATTTCATTTATTTAAAGGTACTCGTAGGGGATGTAACTATTAATGGCTTGACGTTTTCAACTAATGAAAATCTAAACTTTGAGGCCATTAATAATGTTCTATACCCCGCTATTGAGTTGGTAATTCCTAGTGGTAAATCAGTCCGATTAGTGAGAGGATATTAACATGGGAATGTTTTCGGATATTGATTATTCTTTGATTGTTTTGCAATTAGAGAAGGCAATGGCTAATGGTGTGGCTACCTTGGATTCAAATACCAAGGTTCCTAAAGCTCAGATTAGTTTAACCGCTTCTGATGTTGGTGCGATCGCATCTACTGGCAACGAAGTTTTAACAAGTTTAAACGCCGCGTCTGGCACAATTTCATCTGGGCTTTTACCGTCTTATGTTGATGATGTCCTGAGTTATACAAACCTTGCCGGGTTCCCAGGCACGGGTGAAACTGGAAAGATTTACGTTGATGAAACGACTAATAAAGTTTACCGATGGTCGGGTTCTGTTTATGTTGAAATATCAAGCTCGGCAACGGCGGGGGAGGCGTTAAAACTAACAAACGCCCGGACAATTTCAACAACTGGAGACGCAACTTACTCTGTTAGTTTTGATGGTTCAGCTAATGTTTCAAGCGCGATAACTCTGGCAACAGTTAATAGTAATGTTGGTGCGTTTGGCGGTGCTAGTTCAATCCCTGTTATTACCGTCAACGCCAAAGGTCAAGTAACTGCGGTTTCAACTAACAGTATCGGCAACGAATTAATTGCTATTCAATCGCTATCCGACACCCCAGGATTCCTAAAAAAAACAGGGGATGGGACTTATTCTATTGATATTAATTCCTATCTTTCATTGGCGGGTGGGACTATCACGGGGAATCTAGCAGTAAACGGAAGCATAGTAGGTTCTGCGGGTGCAGGAGTTAGTCTATATCAAGTGTCGGGTCTTGGTAGTACATCTGGAGATTTTCAAGTTTTATGTTCAAAAGCTGGGCTATCAGGAACGAACGTGATAACGAACATGATAATAGAAAGAACTTGGCTTCGTCGGAAAGCTGATGGTGTTCACTGGAATACAACCAGTTTTCATAACGGGATAACTGTTGATGTTTCCTTTAACATTCCAGGGAGTACCACTAGAACGTGGTGGGAGAGAGATATATCGGCAGGGATTCAATCCTGGGGAGATGGTGCGACTACTTATTTCTCTGTTGATAGTTCGAGATTTCATATTCCCCTAACAACCCAATCAACATCAACAACTACAGGGGCTTTAAGGGTCGCTAGTTTAGGGGTTACGGGTGCTATTTTTGCTGGTACTGTTAGTGCCAATTCTTATAATTTGATTCCTATTGGTAGAGGAGGGGGGAGTTTAAGCACAAATACAGTAACAGGAGTTAGTGCGCTCCAGGCCAATACCACAGGTATTGGTATGGCAGGTTTTGGAACTGGGGCTTTACAAAATAATACTACAGGGAATTATTCAACGGCAGTTGGAGTTAGTGCGCTTTTGTCCAATATTACAGGGAGTAGTTTAACTGCCGCTGGACTTAATACGCTTCGTTCTAATACTACAGGGAATAATTCGTCTGCTTTTGGAGTTGGGGCTTTACAAAATAACACTACAGGGAATAATTTAACTGCCTCTGGAGTTGGTGCGCTTTTCAACAATATTACAGGGAGTAATTTGGCAGGTTTTGGAGTTGATGCAGGACGTTACATCGCTGACGGGATTACGGGATTAACTGTCTCAAATAACTCCTGCTTCTTTGGCGATGCCACCAAAGGAACCCAGAATGCAACAAATGAGCAAGTTTTTGGCTACAACGCCACTGGCAACGGCTCTAATACGGTTACGATTGGTGATTCAAATATTACCAATACCTATCTGAAAGGTGTTGTGTCAACTGATAGCACCGCAGTATCAACCTCTACCACTACAGGTGCGATTCGTGGTGCTAGCTTAGGGATTACGGGTGCTATTTTTGCGGGTACTGTTAGTGCCAATTCTTATAATTTGATTCCTATTTGGAGAGGAGGGGGAAACATAAGCACAAATACAGTAGTGGGGATGAATGCAGGGCTTTCTAACACGACTGGTAATAACAACTCATTTGTGGGGATGAATGCAGGGTATTCTAACACGACTGGTAATAACAACTCATTTGTGGGGATGAATGCAGGGTATTCTAACACGACTGGTAATAACAACTCATTTGTGGGGATGAATGCAGGGCTTTCTAACACGACTGGTAATAACAACTCATTTGTGGGGGTGAATGCAGGACGTTCTAACACGACTGGTAATAACAACTCATTTGTGGGGGTGAATGCAGGGCTTTCTAACACGACTGGTAATAACAACTCATTTGTGGGGATGAATGCAGGGCTTTCTAACACGACTGGTAATAACAACTCATTTGTGGGGGTGAATGCAGGACGTTACACTTCCGACGGCGTTACAGACCTAACTATCTCAAATAACTCCTGTTTTTTTGGCATGAACACCAAAGGAACCCAGAACGCAACCAATGAAAATGTTTTTTGCTATAACGCCACTGGTAACGGCTCAAACACCGTAACAATTGGTGATTCAGATATCACCAATAACTTTTTCAGAGGTGCTTTATCTTTGAATGGGACTCAGGTTATTTCTACCAGAAGAACAGGATGGGTAGCGCCAACGGGAACCGCTACTCGAACAACTTTTGCAACTTCAACGGTAACTCTTACACAATTAGCTGAAAGAGTAAAAGCGTTGATTGATGATTTGACAACTCACGGATTAATAGGAGCATAAAAATGAGTTACCAAGAACATCGAATTGTTTACAGACAACAGTTTGAAACTGCAAATCCTCAAACTGGAATTGTCAATCGAGAGTTTATTGAAGCGTGTTATGTGATTGTCATGGTTGACCACGAAACGGGTCATATAATCCCAACAAATAAAAGCGGAATTATCAAGATTCCACTAGCTAAATATCCAGGGCTGCACGATGCTATTGAGGCTTTTGTCCCTATTTTTATTGATACCTTTGAGAAGGAATATCAAGAAAAATTAGACGCGGAATTAGTCGCACTTGAATCTATAGATAACGACCCGTTAGTAAAATAATTAACAATATGCCATTGACAATCGACAATTCTGGCTATATTTTCCTGCTGTTTTTTGCCGGACTAATTTCTATTGTTAATGGCATCTTCTTATTTTTTGATGATAGAAAATTAAATAAATACTTGAGTTCAACGCTATTGATTAACAGTGGCGTAATGCTGATATTTGATAGTTTAAATAAATTTGGCTATCAAAAATTTGGATATATCAAAGTTTCAACTTTGGTTATTCAGGTTTTTATCAGTTTTCTATCGTTGTTTTTGGTATGGGAACACTATTATGAACGGAACAAAAAACTCAAGGAAAGAAAGAGAAAAAAACAGGACTTTCCCGACGTTGATTGAATACGAGAGATACAACAAACCAGTTTTTAAGTTTAATTATTTGGGTCAAGCATTGTTTTTTAATCATCATTTCTTAGTGATGATTTTATTAGGTTTTTTTGGGGTGATATTTACCCCGCCAAAAACTTCTATTTATTTCGTGAACGAAAGCATAGACTTCCTGAACGCCTTGATGCTGGGGGTAGGAATTAGTGGTGTGATTTGTTGGGTATTTGTTTATAAGTTGAAAAAAAATCATTATGTTAGCTCTCCCGTTTGGGTAGCTTGCTATTTGTTATTGAATATCTGCCATATATTTTCAGTGTTGTTTGTTCTCGGTTTTTTTGGAGCCATAGGAATTGAACAAAACGGGAATATTTCTGCTTTAATTTGCGGGAATTTTTTCTCAACTCTTGTGGGAATTGTGTTATCTATAAAGTATACCTATAAATCTTAATATGCTAACCATTCTTCAGGCTACTACTACTACAACAACAACCCCTCCAGACCAAACCATCCAAACTGTCCTGGGGTTCACCGGCATTTTACTGAGTGGTAGTAGCGTAATCGGAATTGCTATTAATCGAATTTTTGATATTAAAAACGCTAAAATAATTGTGGAACTTCAAGGGAAAATTAGGACTCTTGAAAGGGAGATTGAATACAGAGAAAACAATCTTCGCAAAATCGAAGCTGAGAATATTAACTTAAAGGAAAAATTAACCACACTACAAGAGCAAAGCAATTCAAGTATCAATAATCAAATAGCTGATTTACAAGAAAAAAATCAGAAGTTGAATTTAGAATATAAAAAAGCTATTGCAGTTATTAATAAGTTTAAAAAAAGTGTTAAACACCATCCTGACCAATAAAAAATCCTTTTTATTATGAAAAATTCTACTATAATTAAGTTAATAGCATTAAATAGGCAAGTGACGGTATCTGAGGAGACTTTCACGGTCAAGGAACTGAAAGGGAAGTACCCTAAACTGTGGATGAAGTCTCAAGGGGATTATCAGGTTTTTATTAATTTCTGTTTGGAGAAGTGGGGAAATGAGATTGAATCCCCTTGGAATGTTGTTAGTTATTGCTTGGAATAAGAATGTTTTTGTTATATAATACTATTAACAATTGGAGATTTTATTGTGAATAAAAAGGAATTAGTTGAAGCGATCGCCGACCGTGTAAGCTTGCCTAGAAAGACGGTTCACGACGTTTTAGGTGCTACCCTCGACGTAATCACAGAAACGATAGCTAAGGGAGAGGATGTAGTTTTAGTCGGGTTCGGAACGTTTAAGACTTTGGAACGAAAAGAGCGCGAAGGACGGAATCCCAAGACGGGGGAATCTTTGTTAATCCCTGCAACAGTTAAACCCAGTTTTTCGGCGGGTAAAACTTTAAAGGAATTGGTAGCGAGTAAATGAAAGTTAAATCTTACCCCGATTGACAGGGAAAAGAGATAATTAGATTCAGGGTGTTCTACTTTTTGATTTGTTGAATAATATCGAATGCAGTTTAAACATAGAATTATGGTAAGTTCGCCGCAACAAATATAATATGATTAATCAAATTATTCATGGCGATTGTTTTGAAGTTTTAAAGGATATTCCTGACAAGTCAATTGATGCTGTGATTACTGATCCGCCTTATCTAACAACGAAGTTAGAATTTGATACAACGAATTATTGTATTGAAACATTGGCTAAACTATTGTTATTAAAACTCAAAATAAACGGGCAGATAGCAAGTTTTGGAAGTATAGAATTGTTAGCACAGTTATCTCTATATTTCCCTATAAGATGGACAGGAGCGTGGTTAAAACCCAATCATGGATTTAGATCTTATAATGCCAAGAAACCGCCTTCGCAAATGGAAATGTATGCCGTTTTTGCGTATCCAAACTACACTGTAGAAAAACTAACTTTTAATAAAATACTTAAACCAGGAGTTCCATATATAAAAAGATCTCCTGGGTTAAAAAGAAGCGCATGGAAACAGCTTAACATGGGAAATCCAGAAGGTTTTGTTGAGGTTAATCACGGAACTAGGCATCAAACAGACGTTATTGAGTCACCCAATAAACCCTGTATGAAGGTAAACGAAAGAACCGTACACCCCACGCAAAAGCCAGTTCAACTTATTTCTACATTGATTCAATGGATAACAAACCCT